GTATTGTGTGCGATCTTTCTATAGATCATCGTAGGAATATCTGTGTACGGATCTTCTAGAAGATAGTTGCAACCTTCTACCCAATTGTTGCACTTAATAAACCTAGCAAAGTCTGTCATGTGCTTTTTGTTTTTAGGATCAAACTCTACACGAATCTTATGTGTAAATACAGATTTTCGATATATGTTCATAAATTTTAACGACTTCTCCACTCGTATATTGAGTTCATTGTTTTAAACTTGACGTATAGACCTTCGTCTTCAGATTCCGATTCTTCTAAAATCTCTTCGATCAAAGAAGTTTGCCACCAATCTTGCCATTGATATGTTCGTGCAATAATTGATCCTACACGTATAGCTACTCCAACTCTAGGTTTTACATCGTATGCTTTTTCTATATCACCAGAAATTGGATCGCGCCAAAATGCCATTGACATGCCGCCAGCATCACCAATACCATCACTTACCCTGCGTAATGAGTACGTCATCTACTTCAAAAGATGCTGCGAAAGAACTGCAAGACTTAGCCATGCCCACATTGTGTTGAAGCCAACAAGAGTGGGTAGTGACTTCTCACGACTTGCCCAGATAAGAGCAACACTAGTAATAAGTGTTAGATAGTATAGTTGCCAAATATCATAATGAAAAACTAGACCAGGGATAATAATAATTGCCTTAGCTACCCAACTGACAAACTCAATCGTGTTGTAAGGCTTCCAGTACTCACGCTTGAACAACATAAGATAACAGTCTCTTACGTTAGACCACTTGCAATGAGTATAGCAGACAGATACGATAATGAACCACAGACCTGTTGCTGCAAACGTTTGTGATAGTGTCATGATTTATTCACTTTCTCTTTTAGTTGAATAGTCCAAGTGCCGTCTTTGTTATCAATCCATTCAAGAGTGTCGCCCTCTTGCCAACCTAGATTCTTTGCTGCTTCTCCAATATCAAGAAGAAACTCGCCAGGATGATCTGGGTCTTCTACAATTTCTGTCTTATAAGATTTAGACATATTAGAAATTCACTTTAACGACCTGAATCCAAGGCTCAGGCTTATCAATCTCGTTTAACTTCGTCTGCAACTTACGTTGCATAACATGCAGAACTCTAGACCAATAGTCTTTTGCCCACAAACTTTCACTGCGTTCACTTGCAACATTAGCAGCATGAATTCTTTCTAAAATTACTTCTGCTTCTTCGTGTTTAGTCATATCTCAATCTCCCAACTATTTCTTAATTGCTATAATATCGTCATTCATTACTGTTAGACTGTAACCTAGACTTTCTACAAATTGCATTACTTTAGTACGGTGTACTGCAAACCAATCTGTATCCCACGCTTCAAAAATCAACATAGGACTACATCTATTGATAGTATCTACAGCGCCTTCGATAACTTCTAACTCCATACCCTCAACATCAATCTTTATCAGAGACACATCAGATAGGTTAAAAGAGTCTAACGTGCGTATTTTATATATCGCTGTTTTTTGACAAAATATATGTTGTACTTTATTTGTTAGAGTAACACAACCATAAGATTCTGTTACATCTGGATCTTGAGCTTCTATCTCACATTCTTTATTTCCAAGTCCTATTCTATATGATTCAATGTTGGTGAATCCGTTTAAAGCTATATTGCCTTCTAGTTCTTTAGAGGTAGGAACAACAGGATCAAAAGCATAAATTTTACACTCTGGAAATCTAACAGCTATCTCTAAACAATACGTTCCGATATTAGCACCAACATCTACAACAACACCAGGTCGTGTAATTAGATGCTCAATTGATATATCAATCATATGAGGATCAAAACAAGCCTGTTCTTGTATTGCCTTATACAATACATCTACCCTATCATGTATCTTGTACTTGACACCAGTGGGAGATGTGTGTATGTGCATATTGCTCTTTTCTAAAAAGTGGCTCCACGGCCTGGGCTCGAACCAGGGACACTCTGATTAACAGTCAGATGCTCTACCGACTGAGCTACCGCGGAATGTGTTTCTACTTTCTCAAGTATATAGCTTCGGCCGATCTTTGTCAAGTAGCCAACAACTGGATAAATTTCTCGCACCAACTCTTCGCAGTACTGATCCATGTGTACATTGCAACGATGCACTTCAAGCTTGTATTTCTTTGCTTCGTTAAATGAAGATGCTGAAACAAAATATTCAACATCATGCAAAGCTTCTCTAGCGCGTTTAGCAGCAGACTCAAGACAAATAACAGCCCTATTTTTCTTCATGCGACTAGTGCGTGTCTTAGCAAACCAAATGTAAGTGTCAGTGTCGCCACCGGGCTGCCAGTCGCGGCCGTACTTGTAAGCAAATTGAAATCGACCAATCTTCATGCCATCAACTACGATAGCATCCTTACGCATTGTGTACTGATAGATACCCATTTAAATAAATCCAGCTTCTCTCATAATAAAAAAATAAATCACATAACCCCAGCCGAAGAAACCGTGAATGAAAATCCATAGCAAAGAATGCCATTTCATCCACGATATCGTCATAGCAATAGCCATACCTAGTGTACGCATAGATACATACATAGGTAAAAATCTATTAAGCATAGTGTCCGATCAACTTCCGTAGATGCGCCATGTCTTCTTGACGCTTCTCTTCAGTACGCGGATACTTCTTGACCCTCGTATCTGAACCAGGACTCTGATGGCCAGCTTCCATACGGGCTAGGGCTTCTTTACGCTTTTGTGTCTTGTTCTTCATAGTTTATCTCCTTAACATTACCGATTATACTATATAAGCTATAGCTTGTCAAGCTTTTTATAATATATAAGCTATAGCTTGTCAAGCTTTAGATTTGATCCACTCTAACATAGCTTCAGCATCATAGTCCCATTCAATGTTGCTACTAGCTTCTGCTTCTGCCTGCTCTTGCGTTAAAAGATTATCAAGGTAGCCGCGACCAAAGTCAGCAAGACGTTTCTTGTACTCTTCGCTAGCCTCGTCTTCGTCCCAGAACATACCAAACTCTGCCTCAAAGGCATCACAGACAGTGCAAGAACCGAAAGACCCACTTGCCCAGGCTTTCTTATCTTCATACAATACGAGAGCATACCAAGAACCTTGATAGTCACCGAAATTTCTGAACTCTAGCACCTTTGCACCAGCAGCATCTAACGCACTTGCATAACCCATAATCTTTATCCTCTATCAATCGCCGGAATCAATTGTGTGACAATCGCCACAGTGTTCACATTTATATTCTGTCAAGCATCTGCCAATCGTCTTGCTATGATACTTGTGTGTACACGGTGCGCCGTCTTCACGTAGACGCACAGTGCCACTATTTCTGCTGTACATATACTGACCACCACAGTTGTTGCACCGTAGAGTATCTGTAGCAGGATCATAGCCAGCGTAAGAAGTCTTATACTTACTGTCACCCGCAGGGACTCGACCAGAACCGTTACAGACGGGACATGTACCAGTCTTATAGCTCACCTACTTCCTCCTTACGCATAGCTTCTTGAAGATCGTACCATTCTTCATTGATGAACACTGACCAGCTACCAGTGTGTTGCTGGAACAAATATTCATACTCTTCATACTGATGGTTCTTTTCATAATCTTTTAGATTATCAAAAAACTTTGCACCAGTGTCTTTTTGGCCACGATCACGCTTGTATGATTTGCATTGATCATAAAGCGGTGCTAAAAAATCAATTTTCTCGCCGATCTTTTCACCAAGATAACTGATATCGCCAAGACCAATCAACTCGACAATCTTAGGAACTTCGGTGTAATGCTCCAACAGCATCTTACCATTGTGAGAAAGATAACCATCGTGATGGCAGTAAATCTGAGCAACGGTACCGTTCTCATACTCAATTGCAATTGTGCTACGTGTAGACATTATTCCATATCTCCATAAATCGAATTCAGCATACTATACAAAACTTCGCGCGGCTCACTATCCGTAGCGCCAAAGTCGGCAAAGAATGACATAACGTTATGAATGTTCTTTTCCACTTCGAATATACTTAAACCACTGTTTATGTCACGTTCAATTGCATTGTTTAGAGCAACTGCCACGAATTCAGGATTAATCTCTCGACCGTCTTCGTCCGCAGCAGCATACAACTGCCAGTCATCGGCAGTCAAGGTAATACTAACACTCTTTTTAATTTTAACACCGCGCATGTTATAACACCTTCAATTTGTTTTGAATTTCAAAAATACGATTTTCAATACGGGCGTTGTCTTCATCGGACAATTCGCCACGGATTTCGCAAAGCATAATAAGTTCTTCGTTCAAACTGTCAATAGCTTCTTTCAAACTTCTGCACAACATCTTAAGCTGCCAGAGCCGCATTAAGGCTCTGCTCCTTTACAGTTGCACCATTACGCATGGTGTACGTGGCGCTATAGTTAGCGCGGTCGCCAGCGGGCAGCATGTCCCACTGTTCAGTCTTGCTGGCAATCTCTTGCCGCATGTAACCGTATTCATCATTGCTGATGGTACGGCGGGCAACGTACTTGTCACCCATGCGCGAGATACGGACAGGCGTCTGCCACTCTTCGCCTTCAACCGCATCATCATCGGCAATGCGCCAGTCAATGACGTATTCCTTGAAGGAATCATTGAAGTCCTCAATGAGGGCTAGCAGCGGGTCGATACCCGTGGCGACAAAGTCCATAACATCGGGAACAGACAGGTTGTCGACCACGTAGGTAGAACCGCCTTTGAACTTCCAGTATTGCGGGCATTCACCCTTACCGTCCCACGCATGGGCGCCGTAGTTCTCTTCGTGCTGGGTATCAATGATGATCTTCATAAACTTGTCTCTCTCAACTCAATTTCAATATAGCTATAATAACAAATTGGTAGGTAAAGTCAAGAACTATCTTTTGTTTAAAATCAAGCACTTAGCCGAGTAATCCGTAAGTCATTGTTTTTGTTAAGAATTTAGTTTTTGTTTAAAATCAAGCACTTAGCCATTTCGGTCAAAAAAAGGGGTGGATTTCTCCACCCCCTCTTATCTTATGTCTTACGCTGCAACCTGAGCCTTAGCGCGAGCGCGGGCCAGACCAGCCTTGAACTCTTCTACAGTCATCTTTTTGGGCTGCGTAGGAGCGGGCACCACAAGTGTTGCGCCAGTAGTCTGCATAACAGCAGCGGGCGGCAACAGCGTCTCCACAGCGACTTCCTTAGTCGCGGGAGCAGTCTTCGCCTTTGCCTTGCGGGTAAAGACAGCCTTACCAGCGTCAGGAACCCGCTTGGTAATATTAGTCAGACCCTTGCGGATCACAGCCTTGTAATAGTTGTGGATAGCATTGCCAAGCTTGATTTCCAGAGTGTCAGCAATCATCTTGCCGATCTGACTTTCAGGCATTGTAGGATTAGCGTTAATCAGCGAAATTGCAATCTTAAGCTTTTCGCCACGGCTAAACGACTTGGCGGTAGTCACATTGGTATCAGTAGTCATAATCATAGTCTCCATTATCAAAAGTAGGTAGGGACACCACGTCCCCTCTCACATTGCCTACATATAATGACATGGATTTTGGGTATTGTCAACAACTAAATTCATAACAAAATCAATAGGTTACAACCCATCAAAATTTTATGTAAGGATATCAAGCACTTGGCCAACAAGATTTTTTGAATATTTTTTGTTGTATTTATACACCAACCCGACTTCCCTACCGTAGGCCTCGATTTCCCACGGTAAATCATGGTAATCTATGTTCTTTACGTTCATTCGAGTACGATTCCACTTGAATTCGTGAATGTCTTTACCGTCTCTTAGCTCGCCCCTATGATACTGTTTAAGATGCACCATCTCATGCGCTAGGGTTTCAATCTGCTCTTCGATCTTATCGTCAACAATTTCTATAACAAACAGAGTGGGCACTTTTTCATCAAAGTCTAAGACTTCACAATTGCCCTTTTCGTTCTTCCATTTTTCTGTTAGAACGATTTCAAGTTCAATGTCAGGTATTGAATAGTCAGGCAAAAGGCAATTTGCAAAAAATCTTGCTGCTCTTTCTAGCTCTGCTCTAGTCTCAACAGAAAAGTTACCTTTAAATTCTACAAGCATTTGGTGACCTAGCAAAGAAGCGCGGCGTGTAGCCATCAAACGCCGCGCCAGAGTTTAATGATTTACATAGACTTTTCATTGTTGTTTCATTAGAAGAAAACTCAATGATAGCTTTTGTTTGAATTTCAAAGATACAGAACAGGCTACTCATTGTTTTGATTTTATAGTTCATGAAATCTTAAGACCACTAAAGTCTTTCCTTCCCGCTTTCTTTGTTACAAAACGCATTGTCTCTTCTTCGTTGTAGCGTTCACCGAATTTAGAGTTGTCCATAACTGGCTTATCTTCGTTCTTTTTCTTAGACCGCGGTCCATCAAGAATATCTTGCTGTGCAGACTGTTCAACATCATAGAACTTCATCTTAGCTTTGTTGACACCGATAACGAAACGTCGGTTGTTAGCAGGGTCATCATAACGGTTCTTCAACTGCTTAACTAGGATCTGATTAAGACCCTCTAGCTCTTCTGTAGAGATAAGAGCAAACATAAGGTCAGCAGTCGCAGGCAGCGCAAACGACTCAGAAGTGTTGTCTAGACCAACGTCAGAAGAGTTATACGCATCACGATTACTCTGTGTAGCAGAGATAATTGGTAGATCGAACTCTACAGCAAGACCACGTAGCTCTTCAGCGATTGCTTTCACATACATGTAGCTGTTAACTGTGCCACCCATCTTCATACGTGCAGACGCACAGATATTCAGATAGTCAATATAGATGATATCTGGTATAAAGTTCTTCTTGATACGTAGCTCTTGAATGAGATGCCTGAAGTGTGCAGAGCCAGCAGCAGCAGTAGGATACTCTTTCACGATTAGCTTGCCGCGTGTCTTCTCTCTGATCTTACTGATCTTCTTATCAAAATACTCTTTCGGTAGTTCTTTAAGATCATCAATCGTCATGTCCATCAAGTTAGCGTCAATACGTTCTGCAATACGCTCTTCAGACATTTCCATAGTGATGTAGAGTACGTTCTTACCCACAGTCAAATTGTGTGAAGCACAGTGCGTCATGAACATAGTCTTACCAACACCAGTAGATGCAAGAATGATGTTCAGCGTCTTGCGAGACAGACCACCCTTGGTGATCTTGTTGAAGAACTCTAGATCGAAATCAATCTTCTCTTCTTTCAGATGGTAAAATGCATAACGTCGATCAGAATCTTCAATAAAGTCATGCCCAATATTAGTATCAAAAGAAACTGCAAGAGCTTCAGTAAGAATTTGTGGAATACTACCCTTACTACGCTTAACATCTTTCTTGTCAATGATCTTGATTGAATCCATGATAGCATTGTATACAGCTTTCTCTTGACAAAACTTTTCTGTTTCGTCTGTTAACCAATCAATAGATGTATTCAAGTCTGCTTTAAGTGTGTTGATCTCACCATCGCAAATCTTGAATTCATCTTCAGTTAGATTTTCTAATCCCTGCAACGAGGACAAGACTGCCTCTTTAGAAGGCATCTTGTTGTACGACTTCACATAGTTTTCAATCAGAGTAAACGTAATCTTGTGCGACCTAGATTGGAAATACTCTGACTTCAGAAAAGGAAGTACCTTTCTGCTATACTCTTCGTTGTAAAGAAGATGTGAAAAAATTACGTCTTCAATCATTAATCTTCACCGTAGATATCTTCTAGCTGTTGATCAGTCATGATATCACCGTGTGCCATCATGTACTTTGTCTCAATGTATGTTCTGAAAGACTTTGACTTGAGAACAGGTAGCCAGAAGTCCTTAGTGTTGGTATCTGCTTGGCGATAGTTCTTCTCTGCAACTTCGCCAGTTTCCATATCGACTTTCTGATACCAACCGTTCTTGGGCTTAATAACATGACCAGACTCAAGAGCAACTTCAAGTAGACCTGACCATGAACTGATGCCACCAGTGAATGAGACTTCAATTGGAATCTTCGACTTCTCTCTAACAAAGCGGCTCTTCTCAACGTTGATGATGAAGTTATAGCCAGTTAGTTCAGTGCCGTCCTTCTCTTGCTGACGACCGATGATGAAGATGTTATCAGCAGAGTAATACGAACCAGTACCACCACCAACGATAGCCTTGGGGAACATGCCAATTTCCATGTACGTGTGATTGACAACAACAAGCGGAATGTCCTTGATGTTCAAGTGCGGCGTAACAATACGGAACAGCGACTTGATCTGCTTTGCTCTCGACATATCAGCAACAGACTTGCCGTCCATTGCGTCATCGACTTCTTTCTTTGAAGCAAGATTGCCGATAGAGTCAATGACGATGATAACGTGATCACCACGATTGATTGTACTCAACTGATTAGTGATATCTACCTTCAACTGTTCAACGTCAGTGATCGGCGTATGCAGCACACGTGCAGGATCAATACCGAATGTTTGGAAGTACGCCTGAGGCGCACCAAACTCTGAGTCATAGAACAACAACATTGCATCATCATACTTGTCAAGATATGCCTTGACCATCATGAGAGAAAACGCAGTCTTAAAGTGCTTAGACGGACCAGCAAACATCGTAAGACCTGGAGTTAGACCACCGTCTAGACGGCCAGACAATGCAACGTTCAACATAGGTACTGACGTAGCAATCATGTCCTTCTTTTCAAAGAACTTTGATTCAGAAAGAATGTCTGACTCTTTAACGGTAGAACTCTTTCTTAGTTTTTCTAAAATGCTCATAATATCTCCTGTTTATGCCACTGTTCATCATTGTATACTAGATCAAACAAAATGTCAACTGCCATTTGCGATAGCATGTAATTTCTTTCGGTACGCTTCAATTTTTGCTTTACGATCAGGCCAATAGATGTATTCTTTTGTGTCTGCATCTTTGACAAGGTTGTTTAGCAGCGGTTCAATTGATTTCAATAGGTTGTCTATGATCTGCTGATAACCTTGCGCGGCAATCAAAATTGTGGGTTGCAAGTCTTTTATAATAGGTGCTTTGATCTCGTCTTCGCTTGCGGATGTAAATCCGAAATCAAAATCAAAATCAATTTCTGTTGCTTGTTTAGTTGCCATTTAGAAAGTCCTCCAATGTTGACATGTGTTCTGTTTTCCATTTAATAACACTAGTGATGCTCCTAATAGGATCAAAGAAAGCTTTATCGAATTGTAGATTGTAATCAATGTATCTCTCTAGCTTCAACTCTGGTGGTAGAACACCAGGACAAGAGATTACATTTTCACGGAACGAATTCGGCAGCTTCATATAACAGAACTTGATCTTCTCGCCTTCTTTAACTGTTGCGTACTTACGATCAAGATTGTTTTCACGTAGTAGAGCATTATACACTAGGGCTCCACGCACATGCATCGGTGTGCCGTCAGTGTATATCTTTTTTTCATCACTGTATTTAAGAATGCCGTTGCAGCCACGAGGAAAGGCAACCTCTTCAAACTTCAGCTTAGAGAATTCATCTCTAAACGTATCAATAAACTCAATAAGCTTACCGTTGTTACCTTGCATGATGATCTTGAGTGCAAGCTTAATCTTCTCTCGACACGAATACGGCGTCGAGGACTTAACAGCTTCGATGCCTTTCATGTATAGCTTAGGCTCATCATACTTAACGCCTTCGCTGTCGTACACGTTCATGATGTACTTCTTCTTCGCAATGAAGATAGCAGTGTCACAAATGTTCTCACGCTTCATCTTCATCTGATTGACATAAGAGTTTGTGTATTCTTTCAGGCGTTCAAACGACTTGTTAATCACAGGCTCTAGTTTATCAGAACAGACCTTGTTCACAAACTCTGTGACTTTCTGCACATCTGACGTATCAGTAAACACAGACTTGACTAGATCGTCCAGCGAGACAAACACAGAGTCCGTGTCGCAGTACACAACATACTGCTTATCTGTTGTCTTAAGAAGTTTGTTAAGATAAGCATCAATGTCTTGTGCTACCCAACGAATAGCTAACTGACCATGAATAGTGATACCTTCTGCGTAATCATTCTGATAGAAACGAAACGCTGGATTACCAGTAGCGCCGAACAAACTGTTAAGAACAATCTTCTTGACTAGCTGTAGATTGTGATAGCGAGAAACACCGTTAGAATCGTTAGCTTGCTTTGCTTCTTTCTTAAGTTTGTTATACTCGACACGTTCAGCATACATCTTCAACACGATCTCAGGGAATAGACCTTGCTTCTCTTTGTTCCACAAAGCGCCGTTGGCAGACATTGCAACATTATTTTCTTGTAGAATAGATTGCTTGTCAAACTTACCTGCAAGTAGTTCATCAACATTCATCGTGTTAACTTTACAAGCATGTGTTTCTGGCGACATGTTGTTCTGCACGATCAAAGAAGGATACAGACTGTTAACGTCAAACGTTGTGATCCACTTGTGCATACCTACTTTTGGATCACGTACATAAGCGCCAGTGAACTGCGAGTCTTTTGTGCTTTCTCTCTGCAACGGTACAACGATCTTACGATCTAGCAGATAGTTGTGAATGATGATATCCCACAGTCTAATGCTTGTGAACATATCATCATACTTGATCTTAGCATCATAAGCAAGAGTAAGACCTAGAGCAAGAAGACCTAGCTTCTCTTCTAGACGATCAACTAGTTCAACGTCATGAATATTATATTCGATATACTTTTGAAAGTTGTTGCGACACATCTCAGTCAAGCTACCGTACTCAGAGTAGTCTAGCTTACGTTCACCTAGCTCAGTAAAAGCAACGTGATCTAGTCTATAGCTTTCTTGTTGTGTGTATGTAAACTTTTTGTAGATGCGTAGATAGTCTAGAACACAAACACCGAGCGGCCGATACGTCTGCTGCTCTTTGCCGTTACCGTGAATGTCGATCTTCTTTTCGTCTAACATTCCCCACGGCGACAAACGCTTTGCATGTTCTTTATCTAGAACACGTTCAATACGATTGATGATGTACGGTACGTCAAAGAACTCAATGTTCCAGCCAGTAATAACATCTGGATCAACAGCCTGCCAGTAACCGATGAACTCTTGAAGCAGCCGCTTTTCATCGCTGCACTTCACATACTTCACGTTAGATTGATGGACTTCAAACTCACCGCAGCCAAACGTTGTGATCTTGTCTTTGACTTTACACGTGATAGCAGTGATTGGTTGATTTGCAGTTTCAATATTTGGAAAGCCAGTATCATCGCCATCGGGCGCACATTCGATATCTAGATTGATGATACGAACTGTGTCTAGGTTGTACTGAACTTTGCCTGGATACTCATCGTTGAGAAACGGATACAGAAATGAATTCAGACCGTAGATGCTCATGCCACCTACGTCTTTGTATCGCTCGACAAAATCTTTTGCTTCTCGGATGTTCTCAAAAGAGATTTTCTCAGCAGACTTGCCCTCTAGAGTTTTGTACTCAGAGTTTTTCTCTTTGCTAGAGACAAACAAGTATGGAGCGTAATTGACTTTGCGTTGAATTCTGCGGCCGTTGTTGTAACCACGCAGAAAGATAGTGTTGCCTCGTTGCGAGACCTCAGTGTAAAAACTCTCAAACATTCATTGTACCTTCAAGTTGGTAGCTGTAAACGTACAGCGCATATCATCATTATATACGAAAGCGAGCAACTAGTAAAGCGAAAGTTGTTGTACCCGCTGTTGTTCTAGATATTTGTTTAGGCGATCAAAGTACCCACGATTGCGAATGTCTTTGAAGATTAAGTTTTCATTAGAGAATTCTCCAGCTCGGTGAATACCCGCTGATCTCATGATGCGAAACTTTTCTTTTAGACTTTTAATTTCTTGAGTATGATCGCCAGGTTCGGTTAAAATCTTTTCAATTGTTTTAATGTATTCTTCGATCTTAAGTTTTAGAGCCGAGTCATTATGAAAATCAGGATGGTTCTCAATATTTGGTTTATAGATCCATTTGTTTTTCTTAAGAGAGAAAACGCCTTGATGTGAGGCAACTTGTTCTCTATAGTCTTGAGCATATAGCTCTACAGGATAACCCATGACAGTTAGGCCAGGGTGCTTGTACGCCCACAGTGCTTTCTTATCTAGAAAGTAATCTACAAGAAACTCTTTGTCAACTGGAATTGCACTAATGTCAACAAGAATGTGAACGTCTAGATCAGAGTATGGCGTATAGTTGTAGTTGGCATTACCTCCAGTGAGTGTAATGTCTCGTACTGCACTTTCTGGAATACGAGAGAACTCTGCCCACATTTCGCCAATTTGTAAAAGCCTGTCTAGAACTTTTGGCTTCATCGTAGCGTTTTCTTCCCAGATAGTGGGATTCAACTCATCATGATACTCTAATGTGAGTTGGATGTCTTCATTAAGATATCTGTTAAATTTACGCATAGTTTGCCTTTTCTGTCTCTACGAGTATTTATAAATATGCGAGTAAGGCATTCCAACAAAGGAGAAGTGTATATGTCACTAATTGATCTACAAAAGAAGATTGGCGTAACAGCAGACGGCGCTTGGGGTCCAGGCACATTCAAGGCTGCCGTAGCGTTCTATAAGTTACCAAAGAATCGCGCTGCTCACTTCTTTGCCCAGACTGCCCACGAATCAGGCAACTTTAAGGCATTCTCTGAGAACCTAAACTATTCTGCTGATGGTCTAACAAAGATTTT